GGAAACTCCGCGCTACAGCGTGACCGCGACCAAGTTGGCTACCAGCACATTCCGGTGAGCTACACCGAGGAATGGTGCGAGCAAGCAACGGGCGAGGTGTTCGTCCGCAAGTTTGAGCGAGGTCGCCTGAAGAAGTTCTGGAAGGCGCTTCGCGCACGGGTCGAGGGGCTGGATTGCCGCATCTACGCGATGGCGGCGTTCCACATCCTGAACCCGAGATTGGATCTATTGCGACCCGAGCCGGACGACAAGCCGGACGTTGAGCAGAAAGCGGCCCCCACCAAGCAGCCACGCCCACAGCGGCGCGGCGGCTACGTCACCAGGTATAGGCAGTGAGCAACGCATTCGATAGCACGAACTATCCGACTGTCGAGCCTGCAAGCCTCGTCATTGGTGACCGCTGGGCGTGGAAGCGCACGAACCTGACGGACTACGCGCCTGCCAGTTACACGTTGACGTACGAAGCCATCCAGAAGGTCGCGTCGACCCCTGCTTCGTTCACGGTGACGGCATCCGGTAGCGGCACCGATTTCGTTGTCGAGGTGGCATCCGCGACAACGGCAGGGTACGAGCCGGGCGAATACGCATGGCGCTCGTTCATCACGCGCACGTCCGACAGCGAGCGCATCGCCCTGTCGCACGGGTCATGGACGCTGGTCGCTGACTTCGCCACGAGCGAGGCCGACCCGCGCAGCCATAACCAGCGCACGCTGGATTTGATCGAAGCCATGATCGAAGGCCACGTCGTCGACGATGTGCAGAGCTACAGCATCGGCGGGCGACAGATGGCGCTGATGTCGGGCGACGAGCTGCGCGGCTGGAAGAACTACTACCAGGCGCGCGTGTGGGCTGACGAGCGGCGCGATCGCGCTGCACAGGGCCTTGCCCACAACGGCACGGTACGGGTGACCTTCTGATGGGCTTGTTCGACTTCTGGAAGAAACCCGAGCCGAAGCAGCGGCGCCAGCCGCGCATGCGGTCCTATCAGGCTGCCGATACTGGCCGACTGGTCGCTTCATGGTCGAAGACGCCGACAAGTGCCGACGCCGAGATTTACGCGTCCCTGCGTACGGTTCGGGCTCGGTCCAGAAAAGAGCGTCGCGACAACCCGTACATCTCTCGGTACATGGGCCTTCTCTCGGCGAACGTGGTCGGACCTCGCGGTATCACCATGCAGGCACAGGCCCGATTCGGTACCGGGCGGCCTGATACGCGGGTCAACGACGCCATCGAAGCATGGTGGGCAGATTGGGGTAAGGGCTGCGACATCAGCGGGACCCGGAACTGGCTGGACGTTCAGCGCCTTGCCATTCAGTCGCTCGCGGAAGATGGCGAGGTATTGATCGAAAAGGTGCAGACGAAGGACGGTCTGAAGCTGTACTTGATTGACCCTGAACTGCTTGACCTGGACCACAACGAAGCACTGCCCAACGGCGCCTATGTGCGCATGGGTATCGAGTTCTCGGAAGACGGCGAGCCGCAGGCGTACTACCTCATCCGCGAGAAGCGCGGGTCGCTGGTGTACGGCACGGGCTACACCTACGCAGGTCGCCAGTATCGCCGCGTCCCTGCAGAGCGGGTCATGCATATCTACCTGTCCGACCGGGTAGGCCAGTCGCGCGGAATGCCGTGGACGGCATCAATTCTCTGGCGCTTGCAGATGCACCACGGGTACGTCGACGCAGCGGTTACGGCATCGCGCGTTGGCGCAGCCAAGATGGGCTTCTTCTCGACGCCAGACGGTGCGCCCTACACGGGCGAGACCGATGCAGACGGCGCCACGCTGATGGATTCGGCAGAGCCTGGGGCATTCGAGACGCTGCCAGACGGCATGACCTTCACGCCGTTCAACCCTGACTACCCGCATGCGCAGTTCGCGTCCTTCGACAAGTCGATGCTGCGTAGCCATGCGAGTGGACTGAACGTCTCGTACAACGCGCTCGCGAACGACCTCGAAGGGGTCAACTTCAGCAGCATTCGAGCGGGTGTCCTTGAGGACCGCGAGTGCTGGAAGGCGCTTCAGGAGTTCTTGATCGACAAGTTGTGCCGCCCGGTCTTCGAGGCCGCATTGCTTGCAGACCTTGCTGCCGGTCGGGTCGGTCTCGGCTCGGGCTCTGCCTCTGTCGTGGACTTCGACAAGTACAAGCGAGTCATGTGGCAGGGGCGTCGCTGGGCTTGGGTGGACCCGCTCAAGGACCTCCAGACAGCGAAGCTCGCCTATGAAATGAACGCCACCAGCATCTCGGCAATTATCCGAGACATGGGAAAGGACCCGGAAGAGGTCTGGCGCGAGATTCAGCGTGAAAAGCAGGTCATGGCGCAGTACGGCGTAACGCCAGCGGAAGCCATGGCGGCAATCCAGACAGAAGCGGAGGCGCAAGCCAGCGGCGGCGAAGACGAGGACGCGCGAGGTGTTGCCGATGCGTACGGAATCGCGGTGCGCGCGGGGATGGTTACGCCTCAGTCGGAGGACGAGGCCCATTTTCGAAGCATGGCGGGTCTACCGCCGATGTCTCCGCTCGCCGAAGACGCATGGGATGTCGAGGGTGTTCGCAGGCCAATCACATTGACGGCGCCTGAAACGGGCGCGCCTGCGGCGGCAATCGAAGATGCGGCCTCTGGGAGCGAGGCGGCTAGCGAGGAACAAGACGATGAGTGAAGAAACCATCCGGAAGGTCGAGGGCGAACGCCTGACGCGCGAGCTGCGCATCGAGACGCGGGCCATCAACGACGAAGACCGGACGGCAGAACTGGCGTTCTCCAGCCAAGAGCCTTACCGGCGCTGGTTTGGTGACGAAATCCTTGGGCATGGCAGCGACGAGGTGCGTCTTGAGCGGCTGAACAATGCCGCTGCTCTGCTTGTGAATCACGACACCGACGATCAAGTAGGTGTCATCGAATCCGCCCGCGTGGATGCGGATGGGATGGGTCGGGCTACGGTGCGTTTCGGACAGAGCGCACGGGCCTCCGAGATTTTCCAAGACGTGAAAGACGGCATTCGCCAACTCGTCAGTGTCGGCTATCGGGTGCATTCCATGCAGCTCGACAGCAAGGCCGACGACGTTGAGGTGTATCGGGTCACGGATTGGGAGCCTCACGAAGTATCCATCGTGTCAGTTCCTGCGGACGCAACTGTTGGTGTCGGACGCTCCGACTCCGACCCAACCCCCGAAATGAAGCAAGAGGATCCAGAAATGGAAACCGAAAAGACTCCGGTCGTTGAGCCGGGTATCGATCACGAGGCCGAGCGCAAGGCCATCCGCGAGGAAGAAGTGCGCCGCGTTCGCAGCCTCGAAAGCCTGGGCGACCAGTTCGGTCAGGTGGCCATGGCCCGCGAACACATCGAGAAGGGTTCGTCCGTGGATGCGTTCATCGCTGCCGCCGCCGAAGCCAATCGCGAGACCCGACAGGCATCCCTCGATGACATCGGCCTGACCGACCGCGAGACGCGTTCGTTCTCGGTGTGTCGACTCCTGCTCGCCAGTGCCGAGCCGCACAACCGTGAAGCCCAGCGTGCTGCGGCATTCGAGCTGGAAGCGTCCGCCGCTGCGGCAGATGCTCACACCCGTTCGGGTGCCGAGGACCCGCGAGGCTTCGTGCTGCCGATGGAGGTGATGCGGGACTCGTTCGCCGATGGCCTCCGGCATGCGCAGGAGCGTGGTCGTGTTCCGGCTCAGTACACGTCCCTCGCGCGTACCTTGACCGCAGGCACGGCCACCGATGGCGCCGAGCTGGTTGCGACCAACCTGCTGGCGGGCAACTTCATCGACGTGCTTCGCAACGTGTCTCAGTGCATGAACGCGGGCGCCACGATGCTGACCGGCCTTGTCGGCAATGTGGCCATTCCGCGCAAGACCACCGGCAGCACTGGCGGTTGGATCGGAACGGAAGGCGCCGACGGTGCCGAGAGCGAACCGCAGTTCGACCAGGTGACTCTCTCGCCCAAGAACGTAGCGGCATGGCTTGAGTACACCCGGCAGCTGCTCCAGCAGTCCACCCCGGACATTGAGGCGCTGGTCCGCATGGACATCGCCGCTGGTCTCGCGACCACGATGGACCTCGCGTGCCTGTACGGTTCCGGCTCGTCCGGCCAGCCGACCGGCATCGCGAACACGTCGGGCATCAACGCGCCGACCAGTTTTGCGGGCGAGGACCCGACCTGGGCGGAAGTGGTAGCGATGGAATCGGCGGTTGCCACGGACAATGCCCTGATGGGCAGTCTTGGGTACATGACCGACGGCGCCATGCGCGGTGCGTTCAAGACCACCGAGAAGGCGTCTGGCACGGCGCAGTTCATCTGGGAGCCGGGCAACACGGTGAACGGGTACAACGCCTACATCACCGAGCAGGTGACCGACGGCGATGTGTTCTTCGGCAACTGGGCGGATCTGCTGGTCGGCATGTGGGGCGGTCTTGACCTTCTCACCGACCCGTACAGCAACAGCAAGTCCGGGAAGATCCGAGTATCGGCCTTCCAGACCTGTGACGTTGCCGTTCGCCATCCGGTGAGCTTCGCGTTCAACAACGACGGCGCGTAAGCGTCAAGCGAGGGAGGGAGGCCATCGCGCCTCCCTCCGAGGTAGCAGCATGCTCACAACCGAATCCATGAACAACGCGACCGGCGAGGCTCGTGTGCGCATCACCCGGTCCACTATCGTCCGAGGCGTCGGGAAGGTGGCTGCGGGCGATATCGTCAGCATCCCTGCAAACGAGGCCAGGATTCTTCTGGCTCAGAAGCAGGCCGAGCCCGCGCCCGAGATCCAGACGCGGAAGAAGCGGTCCAGCAAGACCGGTGGCTAACGGCGTCTGGGGCCGACTCGAAGCCCACAACGCGACTGTATTCCAGCGCGACGGCGACGAATGCCTTATCACGCCCATGGGCGGGGAAGCCCATTCGGTCAAGGTCTTTTGGGATGCCAAGAGCGTAGACGGCGGAGACTTCGGCGGGCCTCAGTGCTGGGTAGCGACTACTGACCTACCGTCACCGCTGCCGCAAGGCTCGAACCTGCGCTATCCCGCGTACAACGGCACGGACTACACCGTTGCCACGAAAGTGCCTGATGGTCACGGGCTTATGCTGCTCATGCTGGTAGACGAGGCAGAAGTGTGACCTCTGAACTGGTGCGGCTTGAGGGCCTGCCCGAATTTGAAAAGGCACTGAAGGGGCTGGGTGAGCGATACCCGGAAGAACTGCGCCAGAGCCTGAATCGGGCGTCTGACCGGATTGCCACCCGAGTCCGGAAGGAAATGGCGCAGGGCAGCGGGCTACCCGTTCGCGAGTTC